AACGTACAAGATTGGCCTTCACAACGGCAAGAGAAAATATACAGCACTCATTCAGCGCGGTGCAAAGGTCAGGGTTGTAAGAGATAATAACAGAGACGCAGTCCCAGATTATCACGCCCCGGAAGAAGAAGGTTGGTTTGGTATTAATATTCATAGGCAGTTTGGCTCAGATGCCAGAATTAACACTGGGGGCGTCTCAGCTGGCTGCCAAGTGTTTCAAAGCAGTCGGGATTTTTATGAATTTATGGAAACCTGTGAAAAGGCCGCAGACAAGTGGGGGAACAGTTTTACTTACACCCTTATAAAAGAAAGTGATTTAATTAATAGAGAGGTGTGTTAAAGTGAATAAAGTTAAGGTTTACAGGGTTCGAGCGACAGCCAAGTTACCCACCCGGGCTCATAGGACAGATGCAGGCATGGACTTTTTTTATTGTCCAGATTCTGAAGATAGTGTGACAATTTCCCCTGGAGAGTCGCGACTACTTCCAACAGGGTTAAAAATGGAGGTCCCCCGGGGCTGCATGCTGCAGGTTATGAATAAGTCTGGAATTGCTTCGAAACGCTCGCTCATCGCAGGCGCCTGCGTTGTGGACGAAGGCTATACAGGGGAGATATTTGTTAACCTCCATAACATTGGCTCAGAGATACAAATTATTCATCCGGGACATAAAGTGGCCCAAGGAGTATTTATTAAGATAGAGAGTCCTGCTTTATTGGAGGTCACCACGGCCGAAGAACTATACGGCGGAGCCACTGATAGGGGCGCGGGCGCCTTGGGCTCAACAGGGAACACATAATGGGTATTGCGAGAAAAGTTAAGAGAAAGCAGCTTCTTTTTGCGAAAAAAGCTTTTATGAAAGAATTCAAAAAAAGAATGAAAGAGTACAAAGACAGGGTTCAGTGTGCTTATTGTGGATATCAGCCCTTACCCGGAGAGAATATAGATGAATGGCACATGACAAAAAAAGATGACAGTATACTTTTGAAGTGCCTTAATTGCTTAGATGGAACAGAGGGAGAATCCTAAAATGTTAAAAATTAAACAGGCTCATTGTTTTGATGATGTGTTGCTTGAGCCACAGAAAAGCTCGATAAATACAAGAGAAGAAGTGTCTTTGGCATCTAGTATTGGAGACTGCGAATTCGCCTTGCCAATTATATCTAGCCCAATGGACACCGTGACAGAATCGGAGATGATGTACGCCATGGCCAAACTTAATGGCCTAGGCATATTGCATAGGTACAACTTGCCGGTATCTCAAGCAAGTACGTTCGCATCCGTCAAGATGAGACTTGAAGAAGAGTCACATCCTTACTCAGAGCGACTATCGGCAGCTATTGGTACCACTGACGATTACCTTAAAAGAGCTAAACTCCTAATTTCTGCCGGTGTAAGAATCTTGTGTATTGACGTCGCGCATGGTCACCACACATTGGTAGAGTCAGCACTAAAAACTCTTAAGGACTCCTACGGCGAAGACGTGCTTATTATGGCGGGCAACGTTGCAACACCCGAAGCATACATGGAACTGTCATCTTGGGGCGCCGATGCAGTTCGGATTGGAATCGGCGGAGGCTCCATATGCTCAACCAGAATTCAGACAGGGCACGGAGTGCCTACCTTCCAATCCATTTTGGATTGCTCATTGGTTGATGGTGCGACCATTATTGCCGACGGCGGCATAAAGAATTCCGGGGACATCGTCAAGGCCCTTGGCGCCGGCGCCGACTTCGTAATGCTGGGTTCAATGTTAGCAGGCACAGATGCAACCCCGGGTGAAGTGCTGAACACTTCAGAGAGTAATAAATATAAGGTCTACAGAGGAATGGCCTCACCAGAAGCTCAGATTGCTTGGAGGGGAAATGCGCGTTCTTTAGAAGGTGTATCAACAACTGTACAATACAAGGGTCCCATAGAGGAGTTGTTGGACAAGGTGGCCAGAAATGTGAAATCTGGGCTTTCTTACTCTGGAGCTAGGAGTATTCGAGAGCTCCAAGTCCGAGCTCGGTTCATAAAGCAGAGCAACGCCGGCCAGGTTGAAAGTAGTACTCACATCCTCAGAAATGAAAAGTAAAAAAATTGTTTTTGAGAGTGATGACGAGAATCACGCAAGAATGATTGTTCGCTTGCGATACGACTCCATTACGCAAGGTGATTTTTTTCGAGGAATTGTTAAGCTTTACTTGGAGAAAGATGAAAATGTTTTGTTAGCTGTAAACAAAATTAAACAAAAATGCAGCACAATGGGGAAGAGAAAACGCAAAGCCACACAAAGGGATTATAACCTTGGCCAAGAGATTCTTTCAGATTTAGCTTTGTCTACTGAAGAAGAAAGCTTTTTATATGATATAATTGAGGAGGATTTTGAATAAAGATTATGAGTGATAAACATTGCGACTGCAAAGACAAAGAAAGGTGCTGGATAGATTACCCAGAAGATAATAATTGTATCTACGAATCCATAAGAAAAAACGGCTCGATGACATTGGACCAGATTGCAAAAAGATTGGGCATATCCTTGGTAAGGGTTTCTCAAATAGAGAAGCTTGCTTTGAAGAAATTATCAAAAAGAATAAAAAAGTGATTTTGTATTTGCCACAACTATTTACTACTGTGTTTTACAATGCTTTTCTACAGAAAACAAGGAGATTATCTAGAAAATGAGTGACAATAAAAGCCTACTAAATGAAAATACAATCCGCCGGTTCATGAAGCTTGCAAACGTTGGCCCACTGACGGACAACTTCATTGGCGAAATAGCAAACAAGAAAGACAAAGACCTCGAAGAAGCAGTCGAAGAAGAAGTCACAGAAGCAGTCGAAGAAGAAGTCACAGAAGCGACCGACGAATACCTCTTTGAAGAAGAGGAAGAAGATGAAGAAGGCGGTGAAGAGCTCGAAGACATGGACGATATGCCAGAGGATGAAGAGCCCGAAGATATGGAAATGGATTTGGGGGAGGCAGATATGAGCCTAACAGAAGAGGAAGCTCAACTGTTAATCGACCTCGGCGAGCGTCTAAAAGAGGCGATGGCCTCAGAGGATATGGAGGATGACCTCGATGCTGAAGAGGATATGGACCTCGATATGGACGAACCTGAAGGGGAAGAAATGAGTGACGATATGCAGGATGATATAGTTCAAGAAGTTTTAAAGAGAGTAGCAAAAAGGCTTATCAGAGAAAGAGTAAGATAAGGCAAAACACACACTCATTTTAAAAAGCCCCTAATGGGGCTTTTTTTTATAGATTTTCCAAACAAAGTTTGATAATATAGTTATTAACAAGTGCTTTTGATTTACCGGAGGGCATTTGTTATGGTTCCTAAAAATAAAAAATTGAGCTATTGGTTTGATGAATCAACCACATCCTGCAAGGTTCAATTAGACTTTCCAGCAAAAAAAGACAAAGATTTGCTTGAAAAATATTTTATCACAAGAGATTGGCTGCTATCCGCAGAGGGCGTAGATTTAAGAAAAAAAAGCAAAATTTTAATATTTGCAAAAAAAAACACAACAGAAAAAGAGATAGACAACCTGCTTTCCCATTTCCAAGCGGAAGGCTTTAACACAACAGAGGCTTCATGAGCAAAAAAACAAAAGAAAAAAAGAAAACGAAAAGCATAAGTAAAGAAGAGCAGATTGTTATTATAAATAATATTCAGCCCCCCGTGCCCGAAACACACGAACTTAGAACTATAAGTTTGTATGGGGATATAACCGAACAAAAGGGCTCTGAGGTGGTAGCAAGCTTGCTATATCTCGAAGGTACGTCGCATGTCAGCACCCTTGAAGACCCCTCTGACCTAGAGAGTAGAGAAATTGTTGTTTCTAGGCCAATTAACATGTATGTCTCCACTCATGGGGGTTGTGCATCTGATATGTTCTCCATTTTAGATGTTATGGCGTCCATCAAGAAAAGCACTTGCGATATATCCACTCATGGCATCGGAAAAGTGATGTCCGCCGGCGTCCCGATTCTCGCTGCCGGCACGAAGGGAAAGAGAAAAATCGGCAAAAATTGCCGCATTATGCTCCACAGTGTAATGGCCGGTGCTGGAGGCACAATCTTCAATATGGAGAACGAACTAGAGGAAATTAAATGGATTCAGGACAGGTATATTGAAGTGTTGGCCAGCTACACTAAAATGACAAAAGCCAAAATCAAGAAAATGCTCAAGACCCAACGTGATGTATACATCTCCGCAGAAGAAGCAATAAACTTGGGTATTGCGGACGAAATAATCTAATTATATAGAGGAGATATATTATGACCTGGCACAAAGAATTCTTATCTGAAAACAACAAGAAACCAATACTCTCTAACAAGAGCAATCTTTTTAAGCTTATTGAAGAAGTATACAATGAAACTTTAACAGAGAAAGAGAGAAGTTTGATATCTGACGACTTCTTTAGTAACACTCTTACAGAGATATTTTCGGGAATTGATTACTCAAAAGTCTCAAGAAGCATGAATGAAAATAAAAGCGTTCAGCAGCTTCTAAAAGAAGAGGAAGAAATATCCGCTGACGAAATAAGGCTAGGCTTACCAAAGCTTAGAATATCAGAGGACTGGGGCGTTCCAGAATCTAAAGATAGAAAAATCATAGAGGGTTTCACAAGGGGCATCCCGGGTGGCACTCTCGAAGAGAAATTATCTCACATCAACAACGTCGCGACTGGTAAGGTTCAACTTGCATCTGTTGGGGATATACTTTCTACAATGGTTGTCCTAGAAGTTTTGAGCACAATCTTGGCCCAGTTCACAGAAGCAGCCGGCGGCTTCATCTTCGAAGGTTTTTTGGCTGGCTTGTTTGGTGAGGGCTCAGTTCAGATTACAGACGTGGAAGAAGATGATGAAGCAACAGGCAAGCCAATAACCGATGTAAAGCTTGGAGATAAAGAATATTCTCTAAAGCTACTCAATCCAACTACAGCTGTTAAGGGTTCATGGAGAAACATGGTTGAGCACTTTGCCGGAGGTAGAGACCACGTAGTTTATTTAGATGCCCGCCGCTCTGGTTCTGGCGCATCTGATAGTCTCTTATTCAGTGAATTTGAAATCACGCTACAAAATTATATACAAGTTTTTTACGACCCGTTTAAAAAGTTCGTAAAGACTTCAAAACCAGTAAAAAACAAAGAGGAGCTACTCGCTGCCCTAGAGGACTTAGGTGAAAGAGCCTTCCAGGTCAAGTTTTCTGAAAAGGTGCTTGGCAAAGCGAACTATTCTCTGCGTACTGACCGAGAAAGGCTGATGAACGCGATAGAGTCATCTGAAAAGCTACCAACAGCACTAGTAGGGTTCTCTGAAGAGGACTATGCAAAGAGCGTAAAAGCAACCAGGCTGTTTGGGTCCGCCGCGCAGTTTAACGCAGTACAGGCGGCAATAGAGGCAGGAAATAAAGAAAACATTTTAAATGCCTTGCGTCAAACAGCGGGATATAAAAACCAAGCCCAATTCGAATTCACACCACAGCAAGCAAAGAATATAGCTAATGAACGAGAGATTGCGTTTGTTCTCTTGGGCGAAGAGCAGCTCAAAAAAACATGGCTTATTTATGGAGATATAATGAGAAAGACCATAACCCCTGTTTATACTTTTCTTGCTAGATTTAATGAAAATGTTTCAAAATACTTTATCGGTACCGCAGATGGCGACGCCCGGAAAGAGTATGCCCTCTCAGCTAGGTCAGACTTGGCATCCTTAAAAGAGGCAACCGACGAAGCGATATCAGCTGTGGAAGAAAAGTCAGCAGCTGAATAAAAAACGCTTGACATTTTTTCAAAATAGATTATAATAGTAGTATAACAAAGAGAGGTTGCATGACTACTAAACTAGAGAACGGCTGGGCTTTGCGCAACAAAGTCCTAGAAGGGGTGAACACCCTTGCCGATTATGTTGCGGCTACCCTTGGCCCCAAGGGACAAAATGTTCTTATCCAGCAAAAAGATAAGAGACCCTTCATTACAAAAGACGGAGTCACAGTTGCTCAGAATATGAGTTTCGAAGACCCGTTTATGAATGCTGGGGCAGAAGTTGTAAAGCAGGTTTCTGCCATGACTAACGCCGAAGCAGGCGACGGCACGACCACAAGCACTATTCTAGCCCGAGAACTGCTACGACAGGCTCACAAACACATCGAGAGTGGCGTTAGTCCTATCGAAATTAAACGTGGGCTGGAGAAGTGCTGTGAGGTCGCCTGTGAGGGCATTGCTGATTTAGCAAAGCCTATCTCATCTGTCGAGGATATCCGACACGTTGCTACTATCTCTGCCAACAATGATAAAGTTATCGGAGACCTAATCGCAACAGCGGTAGATAAGATTGGTAAGAACGGCTCTGTGTCTGTTGAGGACGCAAAGTCTCATGAAACAAAGCTTGAACTTGTTGAGGGTTTCAAGTTTCAGTCTGGCTATGCCGCTAGAGCATTCGTGACTGATGAGCGTAGAGGCTTGGCAAAGTATGACAATCCTATGTTTCTTATCACAGATAGTAAGATTGACCAAGTAAACGATATCCTCCCAGCCCTAGAGATAGCAGCAAGGGAAGGCAGACCATTTATTATTATCGCAGATGAGATTGAGGGACAAGCTCTCGCCGCCCTTATCATGAACACTATTCGTGGCTCGATGAAGGTGGCAGCAGTCAAGGCTCCAAGTTATGGAGAAGACCGCAGAGGTATCCTGTCAGACCTTGCAACAGCAACAGGGGCAAAATTCTTTCAGCAGTCTCTAGGTCACAAAGTAACAGAGGTGTCACTTACTGACTTCGGCCAGGCAGCATCTATCGAGATTGCCAAGAACAGAACAACTGTTGTCGATGGCGAGGGTGACTACGAACTTGTCGAGAATAGAATTGAGGAGATTAAAAATGAAATCAATGATACTGACGACCTACATGCAGCTCAACGGCTGCAAGACAGAATCACTCGTCTCTCTTCTGGCGTTGCTATTATTAGGGTTGGAGCAAATTCTGAGGTAGAGCTCATTGAAAAAAAGCATCGGATTGAGGACGCCCTCGAGGCAGTCAACTCTGCACAACAAGAGGGCATTGTATTGGGAGGAGGCATGACATTGCTTCACATTTCGCAGGCTATGGATATAGATTTTGATAACGAAGAGCAGGCAGCTTCCTTGGGAATCTTCAAAAAGGCCTTGCAGTCCCCCTTTAGCACAATGGCTCAAAACGCAGGGCACAATCCAGAAGTCTTAAGCATCACAATTGGTGAGTGCGGAGATATGGAGGGGTTCAATTTTCTAACAGGAAAAAAAGAAAATCTTTTCGAGTCAGGCATTATTGACCCTGCCAAGGTTACGAGATGTGCATTAAAGAATGCAGTCTCTGTTGCCGGTACCCTTTTGTTGACTAATCACAGCATAGTCCACTAGACTGGCACTACTTAATAGTGTAGTCACAAGGAGGGCGCCACTATGACAGAAGATAACAAAGTGTGTATGATGTCAATGCAGAGC